TAATTGCTCTGACTTGAGTGGTGATTTAGATAATTGTAAAATAACAGACGAAGAAAGAGAAAAAGGTATTGATATAAAAGAGCTTAGTAAATAACACAGGAACTTAATCCTGAGTAAAAATAATATGGAAGAAGAACATTATAACATAATAAAAGCGATGAAAAGACAGGGAGGAAGTTTTGTTGTAGCATTAGCAGGTGCTTTTGAACAAGCCGATAATATAAATTTTAATAAATTAAAAACAACCTTTGATGTGTATTGGAAAACTTATAAAAAAGTAGCAAAGGAATATGGTAATTTTGAAGACTAACACCCCAGTAATTTACTGGATAGAATACGATGATGGTGGTGTGGTAACCAAGACAGGTATAATAATACTATTGTTCCTAGGGTAGGGGTTAATTGCCCGAGAGTAAGGAAACTATAAAGTCGCAAACCAATTGCCCATCATCTATTCTATTTAGTAAATAACTTAATTAATTACATTCTATAGAGAAATAGTTTATATCCCCGTTGTGTGAAAACTTTAAAATGGTACTGTGTGGGCAAGCTCCTAAAACTATAGGAGCATAACCGTTAAATAAAAAATCATCTATGCCATTGCCGACGGGTAATCCAAGAGTAATCTTGTAAAACTTTATTAGACAAGCAAGACCTGTGTAGTGCAGGGGTATCTAATAAGGGACGGCAGGCTAGTGTTTGCAACACACCTCTATAGAATATAGTTAATTAAACACTAGAATAAGAAAATCTAATTCAAAGCTATAAACTAGAATATGAAAAATAAACCAGACCAAGAACAATTTATAAGCTCGTTGTACTATGTTGAATGGAAAACATTAGAAGAAGTAGAGAAATATGTTAAAGATTACCTAGCCGAAGAACGCTCTAAGGTAATCTCTACTATCGCAGACTTTGCAGAAGAAGAAAGAGATGTGCTTGGTAATTTTAATAAGCTAGATGACGAATACGCAGAGGGCTTTTGGATGGGGATGAATACGGTACTAAAGTTTACAGATAAACTTAATCAATCTAAATAACTATTGTAACCCCCTAAAACGCAACTTGTAACCCCCCCTTCAAAAGACAAACTTAAATAATTGAGTATGAACTGGGATAATCTAAAACAAGGCAAGTGTCCAAAATGTGGTGGTCGTATGGTTAATTCCCAGACATTAATAAAGAAAACTTGTGAACATTGTGGAGCACCTCTACACTGTATCAACATCTGTGCAAATTGTAAAAAACCCGTTGATCCCATTAAGTTATCTACTCTGTTATGGATGGCTGGTGGATTAGTTTTAATTGGATATTTACTTGGTTTTTGTACAAAAATGTGATATAATAATTAAAGAGTCCGATTAAGGACCATAACCATAAAACACTATGGAGTTAACCATAAAAGCTATTGGCCTGCTTTCAACCGGCCTACAATACGACGGGACAAAAGAATTTAATCCAAAGACAAAAAAAGAGGAGTTTTCTTCTCGCCGTCTTAATGGCGAAGAAAGCTCACAAAGACGACATTTTAGCAAAGCAGTAGAATCAGCATTAAAAGAATACCAAGAAAAATGGAAAGAAATCGCTGACAAACACAATGGCCTTGTTAAAGAAAAAACAGAAGAATTGAAGAAAGAAAATCCAAGAGAAAAAGAGGAAGAAAAAGAGGTATACGACAAAAGAATAGATATAATAGTAGCACAGATTAAAGAAATATCAGACAGCCTAAGAGAGGTCCAAGGATCATTCAATGAGTTGGATGCTGTTAAACATACTTTTGAAATTACAGAAGAAACTAAAAAAGTATGCAAGAAATATTTTGAAGAATGGGGCGACAAAGTAGGTTTTGAACCAAAGGATGATGATGTACTCGAGGAATTAGAAGAGGCACTTAAATAAACAAATAAAAGGTCGGGGAGAAAATAAGAGGCTAAGGTTTTACTCTTTCCAACTCCCTCGGGGTATTACTTCTCCGGACTGAATTGACAGATCCACCTTCGTTCTTTATTTAATAAATGCTTATGGAAAATAGTTTGCTATAATAGAGTTAAAATGGTATAATATAAGTATATTTAAAATATATTATGCCAACAGGAACATACAAAAGAAAACCAATGTCAAAGGAAACAAAGAGAAAAATAGGATTAGCAAATTCTATTGCTTTGAAAGGAAATAAATTAAGTGTTGAAACCAAGTTAAAAATAGGATTAGCATCTATTGGTAGAAAACATCCACCAAGATCAGATGAATGGAGGAGAAAACAAAGACTTGCTAAAATAGGAAAAAAACGCAAACCACTTTCAGAAGAAACCAAGTTAAAAATTAGTCAAGCCCACAAAAAGAGTGGAAACAGACCACCAATTAATAAAGGCAAGAACTGTCATTTTTGGAAAGGTGGAATATCATCAATTAACGAATTGGAAAGAAAAACTGCAAGATATAAAAAATGGCGTGAAGCAGTGTTTAAACGTGACAATTATACATGTCAAGAATGTGGAAAAAGAGGTTTGGAATTGAATGCTCATCACATAAAAGAATTTGCTAAATACCCAAAATTAAGATATGTGTTAAAAAATGGCCTAACATTGTGTCAGAAATGCCACAGAAAAACAGATAATTATGGGAGTAAAGCCACAAAACTATGACATACGGAGAATTTAAAATAGCCACACGAACATATCCTCTAGCAATGTTTTTATTCCAGTTATGGTTATCAAATAAAATACCACTCACCCCAGCAATAGAAATGTTTGAACAATATAATAATTAACTTTATACAAATATTTTATGAACAAACAAAACACATCCACAACAGCCAAAGACGGAGAGATAAGAGATGTCACTCCACATGTCCACCAAGAGAAGTATTATAAAGTAGTTCCACAACCATACAGCCACTTTTTATCAGTAATAGGTTTATTTATTCCTATGCCAATTATAATGGAAGACCCAATATTTTCAATCAGAGGATACGGTTTTGGATTTTCAGTGGCATTTGGTAAATATATGTCACTCGGATGGATAATGATTGGGGTGGCTTTAATTTTTTAGTATGAAAATTATTTATTTAGTCACTTGGAATGAGGCAGGGTACCAACACTTTGATAGATTCTATTCATTGAAAAGAGCCAAAGAACAATATAATGAATTATTAGAATGTAAAGAAAAAAGAAAATATCCAATTAGGAATTTATATTTGTCAAAGGTAATAATTTAATTATATGAATATATTATCAAATTTAATATGGCAAGAACAATTCGAAGATTTAGTATTTGACTTTGAAAATGAATGGGAAGAGTTTTTAAACTTTATGCAAGTAGATAAGTTTGATCTTATTATTATGGATGACAAAAAATGTTTCTTGAAAGATATAATTAAAATATTAGATAAATATGAATCTATAACTCTCCCATTCGAAACAGAAAATGCAATAGTAGATTTTTTTATTCCAACCAATGAAAATGGACAAAGAAGAGAAAGACAAGCGAGTAGTGTATGTAAAACAGATAAAGGATTGGGATATTGGAAAAACGAAGCAATAAAAGCAAAAGAAAAGTTTGATAAAACAACCAAAGAAATAGAAAAACTTATAGGACATAAATTATAAACATATGGTCAAGAACCAAACAAAAGAAATAAAATACGTCAAAGTCCCTATCCTAAAAGGATTTAACCATAGCGAATGTATTGGATGGGTAGAGATAGAAGAACAATACGCCTCGGACTTCCCAAATATGTCATTATCTCCGGGCTGGGTAGCAAAACCAAAACCAGAATTATTACATTTTGGATTTGTCAGTACAAAGAATTTTATTGAATCATTAAAAGGATATTTTAATATTGAATAATATGACAAAACCTAAAACAACAAAGGTCAAAAAGAAAGCAGGTAGACCTACAAAAAGGGATGCAAAGAATAAAAAGATAGGAGAGGGAGTTAGTAAACTCACAGATGATGCTGTCCAAAAGTTAAAGCAGGTTTTTTCATTCGATGCAAGTATCGCAGAAGTCTGTTGTTACTTAGAAATATCTAATCAGACATTTTATAATTGGAAAAAAAATAATATAAAACTTTTTGACGAGTTAGAACTTTTGAGAGAAAGACCAGTTTTAGCTATCCGTCAGAAAGTAGTAGAACACGCCAAAGGAAGCTACAATAACGGAATGGATTATTTGACGAGGAAAAAGAAAATAGAGTTTGGAGGAAATGCACCCGGGACAATAACAATTAACTTCTCAGAAGAAGCGGATAAACGAGCAAAAGAATGGGACTAATTTTTATCTCATGGAAGAAAAAAAATTAACATACAATTATTGGAGGAAGAATTTAAAAAAAATACCAAAACAAGAGCAGGCAGATTGGATTAAAAGAACGTTGAAAAACAAAAAGAATTTACACATATTTGGCAGATACTTCTTCCCACACATTATAAAAGGCACCGAGGATGTCCCCGAGTGCCATTTATCTTTATTAGAGGCAATAAACAGCACAGGACATAGTGGCATAATATTTCCACGTGGACACGCCAAGTCAACGTGGATTAAACTCGACACGATCCACGACATAGTTTACGGCACCGAGCCAGTAATCCTATACATCGGAAATACTCTCACAGACGCAGGTTTTCATTTTGAGGGGATCAAGACAGAGCTAGAAAATAATGATTTATTGCATGCGGTATTTGGAGATTTAGTACCACCAGAAAATAAGAAAGACAGGAAGTGGACTAACAAGCATTTTGAAACGATAAATGGAATCAATGCGGTCGCTAGGGGGGCGGGCAAGGGGCGTGGTGTAAATATTAAAAACCAAAGACCAACCAAGATTGTGTGCGATGATATTGAAGATGATGAAGAGGTCAGAAAAGCCGAAAGGCGACAGAAATTGCACGAGTGGTTATATAACGTCATATTTAACAGTTTAGACGCTGAGAGGGGCAAAATTAAGCTAATTGGGACAGTCTTACACCAAGAGGCGGAGATATTACAGTTTTATAAGAAGTTCGGGGGGATTTTTAGAAAAGCAATAGAGGACAAAAAAAGCATATGGCCTGCTATATTTAGTATGGAAAAGCTAGATCAGATCCGGGAAGACTCGGGAACGAGATCATTTGCCCAAGAATATATGAACGAACCAACAAACGATGAACTGGCTAATTTCAATCCACTGTGGATAGACGACAACAACTTCACAGAATTGCCAGAGATGAAGAACTTTAAAAAGGTTATATTTATGGATCCACAGGCAGGTGAGAGTGCTACAGCTGATGAGTGGTGCATTACAGTTTTAAAATGGGCGAGGAAAGACCGTCACAGATATGTAATTGAGCAAAAAGCTGGGAGATGTAGTCAGACAGAACAGGCTAAGGAAGTGATCAAGACATGGATAGAACATCCCGAAGCCCATGTAGTCGGCGTGGAAAAAGTCATGAATCAGACGGCAGTATTCCAGAATATAATGAGTTGGAAGTCAGGCGAATTAGATTTAGGATTAAAAGGTAAAGCGATAATTCACGGAAATAAACTATACGGATTTGACAAGAATATTCCAATTAAAGGAACTCGACCAAAAGCAATTAAGGATAAATTCGGATCGGACAAACTCGGCAGACTGCAAGCACTCGAGCCGATGTTCGAAAGAGGGGAAGTGCATTTGCGACCAGAGATGAGGAAGACGCGCGATCAGATTTTATTTTTGGGGCTGGAAGTTTTAGAGCATGATGATAGATGTTTATCTGGTGATAGTTTAATAGCAACACCTTTTGGAGATAAAAAAATAAAAGATATAAAAGTTGGGGATAGAGTTTTAACACCTCTTGGAATACAAAAAGTCACTGCGTGGAAAAATATGGGCGAAAAAGAAGTCATAAATTTTGGCAATTTGATTTGTACAGCAGACCATCCTATTTTTAATAATAAAGAATTTGCAAATGCCGACACTATAGTGTATACTACTGATATATGCAAATTATCAATTATAAAGGCAATAGAGTGGAAATACCGAGAGATATTTATTTTAATGGAACAAAATATGTATTGCTCGGGAAAAAAAGGTATTATCTATCTAGCTCAACAAAAAATAAAGGACGGAAAAATCCTAAAGGACTTCATGTTGCGATTTGGGAATTTTATAATAAAAAGAAAGTACCAAAAGGCAATATTATTCATCATAAGGATGGTGATTGGTTTAATAACAACATTGACAATTTGGAGTGTTTATCACGTAAACAACACGCTAAAAAACATCCCCAAAAAATTACAAAAGAATTACTTGAACATCTGGCAAAAATACGCTTGCTTACAAAAAAATGGCACAGCAGTAAAGAGGGTAGAGAATGGCACAGCAGAAATGCAAAACAAGCATTTGAAAAAAAAGAAAGAATTACAAAATTGTGCAAAATGTGTGGAAAAGAATATAAAACGCCATTTCCCACAAGGTCTAATTTTTGTAGTAGAAACTGTATTCAAAAAAATAAATATAAAAAACAAAAAGAAACAAGAATATGTGAATGGTGTGGTGAAGAATTTAAAACAGACAAATACAAAAAAGCTAAAGTTTGCTCACAAGGATGTGCAAACCGTTTACGACATAACAGTCGAAAAATCTAATTGTTTTTATGCAAATGGTATATTAGTTGGGAACTGTGACAGCCTGATGGGAGCCTTAGAATTGTCATATCAAAACCTTAACTTTTACAAAGATGAAGAAATAGTGTATAATAAAGATAGAGCATCCACGATTGCCGGAAATTTATTTAAAAAGAAATTTTAAAATATGCCTCTTGAAAGTGAAAAAGATATCCAAGGTCAAAATGCACCATATCCAGTGCAAGATTTGACACTAAAACAAATGGGTACAATATTTGGTGATAGCGGAACACAACGCTATGGTGGTTATTTTTTTGATGAGCAAAATGCAGATTGGCGCGATGAGTCAAGGATTGATTTAGTAGATCAGATGAGGACAGACGGTGTGATAGACGGCGTGCTTCGAGCAATCAATGCTCCAATTTTAGCAACAGACTGGTACATCGAATGTGAGGACGAAAAGATAGTTGAGTTTTTAGAAGATAATTTATTCGAGGGGATGGAGAGAAGTTGGAAAGACTTCGTGCGTGAGTCATTATTGTTTTTAGCATACGGACATTATGCATTTGAGAAGATTTTTAAAATAGAAAAAGGACAGGTGATGTTGAGAGATTTATCACCACGTATCCCAAGGTCAATTCAAGACTGGGAAATTGATGTCAGTGGACAAAAACAGTTCGGCATAAAACAATGGATAAGGACAGACGATCCATCAGTATCAAAGACTAGTGCAGAAATACCAGCGCGTAAACTTTTGATTTTAACTAATGACAAAGAGGGCGATGATGTGACGGGTAGAAGTATATTGAGAGCAGCCTATAAACATTATTATTATAAAAATACACTATATAAGATTCAAGGAATATCAGCCGAGAAGAACGGTATGGGTATTCCAACATTATATCTACCAGAGGGATTTGGTACAGCCGAGAAGTCATCGGCAGAAAATATGTTGGCCAACATCAGGACTAACGAAAAAGGCTTTTTAGTATTCCCATGGAAAAAAGAAGATGGTGAGTTTGAATTAGTAACACCAAGCGGAAATCCACAGGGCGACGCAATAGACAAATCAGTAGAACATCATAATCGTCAAATACTATTAAGTGTTTTGGCGATGTTTTTGGGTCTGGGAAGTTCAGAGGTTGGGAGTTTTGCATTGAGCAAAGACCAGTCATCATTTTTCTTGAAGAACGTCGAGGAGAAAATCAAATACCTAGAAGAACAGATGGAAAAACAAGTCATTAATGATTTGGTTAAATTTAATTTTGGAGATAACGCGCCAAAGGTCAGACTAAGACACAACCCATTAGGGGATATTGATTACAAGGAAATGAGCGAGGTATTGTCATCACTCACTAACTCCGGATTAGTCGACAAAGATCCTAAAATCAAACAGTGGACACGCAATACCTTTGATTTACCAGAATTAGATGATGAAGAGATGGTAGTATTAGAAAAAGAATATGAGGAGGACAAGGAGATTGATAGAGAGCTGAAGAAAAATCCACCAATGCCAATGGTCAATCCAAATCAACCGGCAAAGCCTAAAGTTGACGAAAAAAAAAACTTAAAAAAGAATGAGGAGCATATTCACGACCACAAATTGTTGACAGAAAAACCCTATAAGCCAACGCGCGAATTTACAATCTATGAGGAAAAAGCAGATTTCAAATTCTTGAATGAGAGTTTTAATCAGATCGAGGGGCAACTCGAAAGAGAGATGATCAGCACAACGAATGATGAGGTGGATAAATATGTGGATAAAGCAGTGAAAAGTGTGGATAAAAAAGACATTGGGGGGCTAAATATGCTTATATTTGGTGGACTATTGATCTACAAAAAGTCAATTAATAAATCAATTGCACAGAGTTATGAGGTAGGTAAAAAGACAGCTACCAAAGAAATGGGCGTAAAACCAACCGCTACACCACGAGAGCAAGAAGCATTGAAGAACTTTGAAAGCCAAGAATACGCCGAGAATTATGTGTTTGAAATGCAAAAAACAGGTAGGGATATAGTAAAGAATGGAATAATAGCAGGAGCCTCCGCTGTGGCCATAAAAACAGCCCTTAAGAAGAATTTAAACGATAAAGGGAGCAAATTGATAGCAAACACCTCTGGGACCGTTGTGGGGCAAAATATCAATCGTGGGAGAGGTCTAGTGTTTGAAAGTAATATCAATTTAATATCCTATTTTCAGAGAAGTGAGGTAATAGATGGTAAGACTTGCAATACCTGCCTATCACTAGATAAAAGGATAGTAAAACCAAATGATCCAATGAGAAATCTTGATTTAGTTCATAGTTTTTGTCGGGGAGTGTGGATCCCAGTGTTCAAATCAGAAAAACAACCAAAAGCAAATCCAATCCCAAAAAGTGTTGAAGCAAGATTCGACAAGGTGGGTGGCAAGCCAGTAATAAACAGTTTTAAGAATGTCAAAAAGCCAACCAACACCAAGCAATCACAAGAGGCCAAAAAAGAAATAGAAAAAAGACTAACAAAATAACATCAATTACATGCTTGTAAAATGTTCATGCATCAAATGCAAAAAGACTCTTTTATTTTACGAAATAGAAAAAGGATTAGTAGAAGTTAAGTGTCGTAATAATAAATGTGGTGTTATAAATGCTATTTTTTGCGACCATGGAAATTGCAAGGTTGTGGATAAGTTTGATTATCACAAGAAAATGTGTTATAATAATATTACAGTTAATAAATAATATAAAAACTATGTCAGAAGAACTAACTCTCGAACAATTAAAAGAAGAGTTGACAAAGCGTGGTGTTGAATTTCATCACTTTGCTGGACTTCCAAAACTGTCAGAACTATGGGCTATTCATAGTGAAGATAAAGTAATAGATGAAACAAAAAAATTAGTATCATTAGAAGAACAAGCAGAAGCTAAAAAAACAGAAGTGGCACAAGAATTACCACCAGTAGCAAAAGTATCAAAGGATCCAGCAGAGCCAAACGCAAAAGGAAAATATAAAGCACTCCGCAATGTAAAACACAGCGGGGAAACTTACAAGGAAGGTAAGAGATATGATATTAAAGAGGATCACGCAAAGCAATTATTAAAATTAGGATACATCGAATAATAAAACAATTTAAAATCCTATCCTCTCACTCTTTGTTTATGGCATGATAAATAAAGATAATGATTATTGCACCTTATGTATTGACATAGGGTAAGAGGATAGAATAGAAGAACTTCATAGAAAGTCGGATAATACCGACTTTTTTAATTAAAAAAAATATGGATAAAAACATTTTGCACTATCTAAGTACAATCGAATTAAAGGACGATGGAAGCACGTCTGATGTTGAGGTATTGAGATCAGGTATATTACAAGATAGAGATTGGAAGATAGAAATGTCAATGCTTAGAGATTATGTCAAGAATTATGAGGGTAATGTTTATGGAACTGAGATACAAGTAAACAAAGAACATAGGCGTGGGAGCGAGGCAATGGGATGGGTTAAAAGTTTATTCATTAAAGGTCGAAAATTGATGGCTACAGTAGAATGGACAGAGCTAGGTCAAGAGGTAATAAGTAAAAAAATATTCAAATTTGTATCCGCAGAACTTGCAATGGAATACCCACACCATAAAACAGGCGATATAATAAAAAATGTACTTATAGGATTAGCGTTAACAAACGCACCGGCACTAAAAGCACAGACCCCTCTGGCTTTGTCGGAAGAATTAAATAGTTTATTCACTAAACATAATAAAGAAAAACATATGTTTGAGAAATACCTAGCATCCATGAAGTTACGAGAAATTGTATCTTTAGAGGATAAAGAACTTTTAAAGCAAATGCTTGAAGAACTTCCTGTAGAAGAAAAAACCGAGGAAGTTAAAGCTGATGTCGCAGAAGTTGAAGCAAAACCAGAAGAACCAAAAGTAGAGGAAAAAACAGACGAGGAAAAAGCAACCGAAGCAAAAGCAGAAGCTGACAAAGTCGAAACAGAAAAAAAGGCTGGTGAGGCAGAAACCTTAGCAGAAAAACTTGAAGTAAGCAACGAAAAAATTACTTCTCTAAGTGAAAAAATCGAACGCAAGGAATTGGGTGAAGTAGTGTCAGAAAAAATGGTACTATCTGAAACCAATTTGACTGGCGTTGTAGCAGAAAAACAAGACTCAATTGTAGATTTTATGTTAAGTCTAAACGAAGAACAGAGGAATAATTTCAATGAAATTATGTCAGCTGTCAAAACAGTAGATTTAAGTGAAATCGGATCAACAAAAGTTGAAACAAAAGTAGAAGGTGAAGACTTGGAAGAAAAAGTCGTTAATCGTACAAACGAATTAATGGCAGAAGATAAGGAGTTAAATCTTATTGACGCGCAAAAGAAAGCCATGTCAGAACTAGACAAATAATTAATTCATAAACATATAAAGATATGTCAGATATAACTCTAGCAACAGAGGAAGGCAAAATAGATTTAAGCCGACCTACTGGAACTGATTTGAGTTCAAGCCAATATTATATTGTTAAGCATGACTCAAGTGAGGAAGTTGTACTTTCCGGGGCCGCTGATTCTTCTCTAGGTGTATTGCAAAATGCCCCAGATGGATCAACTAACGAGGCAACCGCACAAGTACGTGTCCAAGGTATTACAAAAGTAAAAGCAGCCGCAACTGTTGCATTTGGTGATTATATTACTCCAGACGCAAGTGGTACAGCAGTAGTAGCAACCGCTGGTCAAGAATTTATGGCCAAAGCATTAGGTAGTGGTGATAGTGGAGATTTGCTTGCTGTACAATTGATGTTTGGCCAAGTAGACACACCATCTGTACAATTGATGTTTGGCCAAGTAGACACACCATAGTTCGAAGGTAAGAATATAATTCAAATAAATTAAACTTTTATGAAACCTAATCTAGGCGACGCAAAGGTTGATAAGATATTGTCACAATTCTCACAAATGTATAGAAATGAGAATTATATCTGTGAAAAAATCTTACCGACTCTTAAAGTCAAAGAAAAATCAGGTAAATACGCACAGTATGGTAAAGAGAATTTACGTACTTACACAGACCAAATCTTCCGAGCTCCGGGTACACGCGCAATGAGCATGGATTATAGTGTATCACAAGGTGATTATCTATGTCGTGAAAGGTCACTAGAAAAGCTAGTACCGGATGAAATGGTAAACAACACTGACGATCCGTATGATCCAAAGAGAGATGCAGTAGAATTTTTGATGGATGCTATCTGGATCAACCAAGAGCGTGCATTGGCAACTACAATGTCAGATAATAGTGTAATGACAAGTTACACAACATTATCAGGTACATCACAATGGAGCGATTATGTAAATTCAGATCCATTGGGAGATATTAGAACTGGTATCAACGCAATGCGTACCGCAGCAGTTCAAAAACCAAACGTAATGGTATTGAGTTATGCAACTTACATCAAATTGATTGACCATCCAGATGTTCGTGAGCAAGTTAAATACACAAATGGTGGTCAATTAGGTGAAGATGCTTTTACTTCTTTCTTGAAGAAACATTTTAGACTAGAAGACGTTTATATTGCAGACGCAGTATATAATTCAGCTGACGAAGGTCAAACTGATAGTCTAGCAGATGTATGGGGCAAACACGCTTGGTTGATTTACCGAACACCTCGACCAACATTGATGAAGGCAACATTTGGTCTAACTCTATTCGATGTATCAAGAAAAGTAGATACCTATCGTGAAGAACCAAAATTGTCTGATGTTGTTAGACAGAGATATAGCTATGATCAGAACATGTTTGATGTAAATCTAGCTTACTTTATCGAGAACGCAGTAGCGTAGAATTATCTAAAGTAGCGGTGTGGGAGTCCGCCAGTCCGTAGGGCAAAACAAAACTCCCTTGATAAATAAATATGACTTATAGAAAATATAGAACAAAAGAAACTGCCAAATTCTTTCAACCAATTGGCAATTCAGAAACACCCGATACAACCGCAGTAACTGTCATTGAAAAAGATAGTTCTGATAATGTTTTGCGTGCCACTGGTACAACTGTACCGGGGTCCGAAGCAGGTTTTTCTAAAGGGTGTATTTTTATTAAGACCGATGCCGGAGCTGGCACAGAAGGTTTTTATAGAAATATTGGTACAACCGCCGCCTCATCTTTTGAGGCACTAGATACAATTACTCCAACTGAAATTGCATTAGCAGAAGGTAGTGTATTATTGGGTAATGCCTCTAGTAAAGCCGCAGCATTTGACGCTTCTGGTGATACCAAAGTGTTAGTTGGAAATGCAACTACTATAACATCTGTCGCATTGAGTGGCGATGTAACAATGGCGAATGATGGTGCCACAACTGTCGCCGCTCTTGATTTAGAAACAGCTACTGTGACCAACATTACAGACACAGAGTTGTTAATTGGTACCGGAGCTGGGACTGCTAATTTTGCAACATTAAGTGGTGATGTAACTATAGCAAATACTGGCGATGCAACCGTTGCCGCTCTCGACCTTGAAACCGCCACAGTTACTAACATAGTAGATACCGAAATAATGATCGGTACTGGTGCTGGCACAGCAAACTTTGCTGTCATGAGCGGAGAAATTACAATGACAAATGGTGGTGTAACAACTGTTGGAGTATTAGCTTCTGGAAAGATTGTAAGAGCAACAAATGATACAGCAGTAGGTGCTTCATTTATTTTGGATCATGTATCGGCAAGCCCAGCGGCACTTGATGTTATTGGAACTTTAATTGGTAGAGGACAAAATAGTATTTCTGGTATTGTGGATTATGGTACAATTGGATTTGGAATTGTAAGTGCAACTAGCGGGACAGAAATTGGTGGATTATCAGTAACATTGCAAAATGGTAGTGGTGCATATCCAACAAACGCACAATTCACAATCAACGGTGGAAGTGGAGGTATTGGTGTGACTCGTGAAAATGAAGCTGCAGAAGGTGCAGCAATTACATTGACACAAGTATCTGCAACTGCGGCAGCCAATGATGAAGTTGGTTATGTTAAATTTGTTGGAAACAACGATGATAGCCCAGTTGATTTAGTAGAATATGCACAAATTGCTGGAATTATAACTGATGTCACTAATGACGCAGAATTTGGTCAAGGTAGATTCAAAGCTATCAATGGTACAGGAACAACGGAAGTAGCCGGTGGATGGGCAAATAATGGCTCATATGGTCAGCTTATTGCAGGTTCAGGTTCTGGACAAGGTGAATTTGTTTCTATGGGGGATAACGATGTTATTCTTGCAACAGGTAATGCAGTCACAGGATCACTTACCATTACTGATGGTGCTGACGGAGCAATTACACTTGCACCAAACGGAGCTGGTACAATTGAATTAGAAGCAGTTACTAATTTTTCATCCACAGTTAATCATGGAACTTTTGCAAGCCCAACTACAATTGTAAAAGATGTTCCTTTGATTATGATAAGTGGTGATGTAGTTGCAGACCAAACATCTGGAGTTACAAGAGGAGCTTGGTTTAGAACAAAAGTAAGTGCAGCTCAATCAACTTGCTCTATTTTAGGGATAGAAGCACAATGTAGAATTAACGATGCAGCAACTTTAGGAGCTGGGCAATTCACAGGAAGTTGGAATTATTTTGAACAATCTGGTACAACTGCTTTAAACACAGGATGTCTTGCTTCAG